AGCGGCTTCAATCAAAGCATTCTTGCATTTCCTATAATCGAAAGACATAACACATTCCGTGTGTCCTTTCTTAATAGCAGTTAAGCACGTTTTGCAGTTGGGGCACCGCATGAGGTCTTGTTTTTTGAAGTGACTTTTAAGGGTCTTTAAGTTGACTTAGGTGCGTCAATTAAACAACATTGTGAGTGTTGTTATATTTTACAAGCTAATTCTAGACTTCGGAATGTATTACACCGGAGGCGACTGCACTTTATATTATACGAACTGAGAGACCTATTCATATAATTAAAGTATAACCCCATAGTATAGGTATGTTGTCTCGCCAGATAATTGTACCGATTTCGTTAAAGACACACCGTAGACGGGTTACAACCCGTGTACATAAAAGTGAAGATGCATGGGATCCAGACGATCAGCGTCGTATTAACGAAAATAAAAATTGGAGAGCTGGTGACCCCGAAGAAGATGCGTGGGATATAGACAAAGAGCGTGACGCAGCGAGATACAAACGGGAATCGTTGGAATCTGTATTTAGGTTGAAAACTGACGGTGAAGAAGAGACTTTAAAGAAGATGAGAGAAAGAATTGATAAATGGGAAGAATATATAGATAAGGAAATGGGTAGTTATGATAGTAATGATTAGAAGAATCGCAAGTATTTTTTTGAAAGATGAAAAACCTAAACTCGGGCGCTGGAATCTGAAGACATGTGAGGACATGGTAACATCTATCAATTCTATTTACCAAAATAGGGATCACTGTGGTGATACAATTTGTAAAACACCCAAACAGGCATCTGAATATCTTACAGAGAAGAAACCTAAGTTGTAGCTAATTATTTATAATTTAAGACAAAATGATCACAGGCGATCCTATTAACGACGACATCCAATGGCTACTTCAAGAACTTAAACAAGTTGACAAAGATCTCAAAAATTCCGTGGGAGAGTCTACAATTTTTAACGGTAAAAAATATCTAATTTAAGGAAATTAAAAGATATTTGTATAGTAGGATGCTATGCGTCGCTACCTATAAACCACTCAAGGCACCACCTCCCCAAAAGGTAAAGACTTGGAAGTTTGCCGCCAAATTTGTATGGAAAAACACTTTTGTAAAGGATAAGGGGCAACTGGGAGCATGGACGAGGGATCAACTTTTGGAACTTGGACCGACTTTTGTGAAATTGGGTCAAATCGCATCTACGAGAGCCGATCTGTACCCTCCCGAATTCACAAAACAGTTGGAGTCTTTACAAGACAATGTTCCTCCAGTGGCATATGATGTTGTACAAGATGTTGTAAATTTAGAATACTTTGACGAGTTTGAATTAATACCATTCAAATCTGCGAGTATTGGACAGGTACATCGCGCAAAACTGAAAAACGGGAAAGATGTCATCGTCAAAGTCAAACGACCTAATATATACGAGACTATGAAGGTGGATACAGATAATGTCCGTGAGATTGTGCGTTTTTTGGAAAAAGTTGGGGTTGACACTGGGAATAGCTCAGAGTTTGTGCTCAATGAATCCATCGAGTACCTTTTGGGTGAATCAGATTATCAACAAGAAATTGAGAACGCCGTGCGTTTTCGAAAGAATATGAAAGATGTAAAGTGGATAAAGGTACCAAAAGTCTATAAGGATTTTTGTACGGATGACACCATCGTCATGGAATATGTTGAATCTGAAAAACTCACGGAACTCACAGATCCAAATGTAAATAGAAAGAAGATCTGTGAAGCTCTCATCAATTCCTATGTGATCCAAACGATGGACAAAGGCTTTTTTCACGCAGATCCCCACCCCGGTAATTTAGGGTTTTCATCTAAGGGCAAGTTAGTCTTCTACGACTTTGGTCTCATTGTAGACCTTTCCGAAGAACTTCGCGATGGGTTCAAACAACTCTTCGGATGTATAATAGACAAGGACACGAAGGGAATTGTTCAAATTCTTGTGAACCTCGGTGTCATAATACCTATGAGTTCAGATCTTTCAGATATTGAACTCTTTTTTGAAACAGTTTTGGGTTATCTTGAAACCCTCGATGGTTCAAATATAATAAACGACGATATAGCGGCACAACTTGCGGCTGAAAAGCCATTCATGGTACCGACGAGTTTTGTGTATTTAGCAAAATCCTTCTCGCTCATAGAGGGTATATGTATCCAGTTAGATCCAGAGTTCAACTACTTCACCTACCTAGAACCCATGATCAAACAACAATTTGTGGAATCAGTTGACATACAAGATGCTATCATGAAGACGGTAGAAATGCCCGCGAAGATACGAAATATAAGTACGGCTGTTTTGGGTTTGGAGAAATCCAAAGCGGCCATGAAAAGGTCTATGTCTAAAACAAGACAAGATATACGCATGGTTCAGTATAGTATAGTGAGCGCGCTCTTGGCGGATCAGTTTGACGATACATCATTAACGATGGCGTTTGTTCTGTGTACTTTGTGGTTTGCGTTTAGTTCTCGTAAAAATCGATAGCGACTTCTTCCTTTTTCTGAGAACCCTTGAAGAATTCCTGGTGTTCTTTGAAGATTTCCTTAACACGTCGTTGTTCATCGCGGCTAATATCCGACAACTTTTCTCGGATCTTACCCACGTCCGTGTCGTTTTGTTTCTTCATCTTCTTACCAAACTTCTTGAAACGGTTAGTCTTCGCCATGAAAGTAGTGGAGGTTGTAAGTGAAAACATCTTTGTTTGTTACATTCTAAGGACATTTAATTTTTAAGCGCTTCAACTTTTCCTCAAACTCTCGCCTTTCCCCTGGGCTCTCAATTGGCGTTCCATTGGCGAGGGCTTCAATTTCCGGACCGGTGAGATGCATGGCATTCACTCTAAAATCTTTAAACGCCTCCATAGTAACCGGTGCCAATGGTTCAATTAAATCATAAATAGCATTTGCATAATCTTGAATTTCTTTTTGGGCATGACTGTCCATGCGAAGATGAAGATAGTGCATTAAATTATGAAGATTAATCTTCCAATAGAATTCGGTATAGGTACATTGTGGAAGGTTACCTCTCGCCTGCTCCCGACAAATCCCTTCTTCTAAGAGGCTCTCATATAAATCAAAAGAATGTTCTAAATGTTTATCAATTTGTCTAGTTTTTTCTTCATTTACTTCCACAACCCCCTCAGACCCCTGGTTGTTCACTTTAGATTGACCTCTGAGAATTCCGGGATTATAGTATTCTTTCGGTACGACGGAGTATCTGGCGGACAGCTCGTTGACTGAGGCTGTTCGATGTCTGAAGTGTTGTCGGGCGATGTAAAGGGGCATTTTGATGTGAAATTTGAATTCCACCATTTCAAAGGGTGTGGTATGCCAGTGGCGAAGCAGGTAGCGGAGGAGTCCTCGGTCTCCTCGTGAGGTTTTAGTCCCATCTCCATACGAGACTCTTGCTGATTGGACGATTGAGGTGTCCAAATCCTGTCTCGGCATGTGATCAACCAATCGTACAAACCCATGGTCCAAGACATCTTTTTGCATGTTATTATAATTTAAGATGTGTCGATTTCCTTAATTCACTTTTCAAAATAATATGTGATTATATTTTGTTTTATTAATCTGAAACCAATTTGTTTCAGTGCATTGATACATTTCTTATCGAAATCAACGTCTTTCATCATGAAACCGTGAAGTTCGATACATATTTTATTTATATTTTTATGAATAAAGTCTATATTTTGTTGTACAAATTTCAATTCACCACCTTCCATGTCAATCATCATGGAATTGAAATCATTCTCTTTTCCAAGATCGTCAAGTGTAATTGTTTCTACGTCATATGTCTTCAAACTGCCACCCCATCCACAAACATTGTTCATCGTTAAGTCTTCACGGTCTCCCGAACCCGCCACAACATTATCGTATGTCTGAAATTTTATAGTTTTTTTAACTTCATCTAAATAACCATTTATAAATGTAACATTTTCTAGATTGTTTTTCTTTTTACACAATGACAATCCTTCGGACAATTCAGGATTAGCCTCGACACTGATGACACTTTTACACCTATCGGATAACAAACAAGTAGTATAACCTAAACAACTACCAATTTCAAGAACGACGTCATTTTTATTAAAGTAACTCTTTATGATACCAGATTCTTCACTTTCGTATGTTTTTCGAACGAAACGTGACTTTAAATTTTCGTGAAAATATCTATCCGGTATATACAAATACTTATTGTCGTACACAATTTCGTTCATATTTTAACTATCCACTAAGATCTTTAAATAAATCATTTATATCCCTATAATATCTTTTAAGATCTTTCATGAAACGTTTGTTGTTTTCAAGGCATTCACATTCAGGTTTATTCATGTAAATCCAAGCAAGATTTGACTTGGAATATTTTGTTCTTTTTTGATTTTCATTGGGTTTTCTCGGAACAAGTTTTGTCGTCTTTTTAGGTTTTTTAACAGTCTTGACTTCAATTCTATTAACAAAACTCAGCGCTTGCATGACAGTGTCTGCTAAATCATCTTTCTTTTTAGAAGTTAAAAATGTGTCCAACCAGTGTGCATTCACATTATCAGAGCGTATAAAAGCTTCACATCTCTCAATTGAAACCTTCTTTCTTTTAAGATATTGTGATCTACCCGGGCCAGCAACATCCGGGATTTTGTGTCGTGCGTCATAAATAATAGTTTCGGCATTTGGACATTTTATAATAAAATATGCGTGAAGAAAGTGCATGACGGAAACCATCTTCTTATTTCGATCCGGTTGTTTTTCAATGAGGATTGTTTGGGCGGTAAGGACCCAAGGTCGTTCGTCGAGGTGTTTTCTCAAGGAGACATAGATACCGTCTTTGTGTTCCGGGGGTACGCCAGATACGTCCCATTCCACGACGAGGTTGGATGTTTCGTTGAGTAAGCACATGGCTAAATTTCGAATACCTACATCTATACTCAAAATCATTAAATTAAAGGCTCTTTATATCTTTAAACTAACCCATGAACATCATGAGCAAAAATAGGCAGCAAATACCTGAGCATATGTACATAATAACATCGGCGTTCAAAAATTCGAATAGGTCAAAGATGGGTTGAAAAATGCCATTTATAGTATCACGCAAAGTGTCTAACCACTGTGTTGGGTCGAGGGGGTTGTCCGGTAAGTCTGGTAACATACCGAAAGGGTCTTTTTTTTTTGGAAATATTCCTTCACATTTACTCGTGCAGAATTCACCACAATCGTCTTCATTTTCAGTACACAAGGGTTGTTTTTCCCAATTAATCGGTTCATCACCCGGTCCTAATTCAAATTCGATGTCGGTGCGTGTTTTGTATTCCAAGGTATCCTTTCCAGCACCATCGTAAGTATAAGCATCCCAACCATTCGGAAGACATAT